CACGGGTTGATCGAGCACGGGGCCAGATCCAAAGGAGCGCGTTGGGATCGGCTGGCCGTTCACCGTCCCGCCCTTCGTTTCATGGAAGCGGACGATGATCTCGTGGATCGAAATAGCGTTACCCTGTGCAGTCCCCTGTCCGGTCCCGAGTTCCGGCGGAAGCGTCTCGATCACAGAGTCGTAATGCAGGCCGATCTCGACCGAGTAGGCGGCCCGCGATAGCGTCACCGCGCCGGCCGACACGGTCTTTTGTGCGGAGACGTTTCCGTCCGCGACGATGTCAACGGTTTCGCCCTCCAGGTGCATGAGCCCAGACCAGGCGGTCGTCGCCTTGGCGGCCGTACCGACTACCGTCGTCGCTCCTGGATCAGCGGCGAGCGCAAACGTGTAGGTGTTCGTCCCCGTGTTCGTGATCTCCCACTCGCCGTTGTAGGCGGCCGGCGCAAAGTCCGAGAGCCTGATCGTGTTGCCCGTCGAGTACCCGTGCCCGGTATGAGTCACCGTCACCACGCCAGCGGACCAGGTGGCCGAAGTGACCGCGCTCTCCGTCACGTCCCCGGTGATGCAGGCATCCGTCTGACAGCCATCTTCGATGTGCTCGATGTAGCGCACTGTTTCCCCGTTGATCGTGCGCACGACCACCGCCCAGAGCTGGTCCGCGTCGTTGTAGGGCATGACGGCCACGCTCTCGAAGACGCCGTCCGTGTTGTGCCTGGCGAAGCCGACGACATCCTGGTCGCGGTCGATCGACATGGACACGAGGTAGCCGTCCGCGCGGACCATCCACACCACCTGATCTGGTTCCTGCTGGAACGCAAGTTCGAGGATCCCGTCGCCAGTGATGTGTTCGGAGAGGATCGACACGTCGGGCGCATTGAAGGCGTCCGATTCGACCCGGTAGCCCAGGGCCCTGATCTTCTTTCCGCCGCGCTGCACGAAGATGATCTCGTTCGCAACCCGCACGGGACGCGCCACGTCGCAGCCATAGACCGTCTGCAGCCTAGCCTGTACGTTCGTCGGCGTGATCGGCTTTTCAACACCGCCTGCCATTGAGAACTCGCCGCCGTACGTGAGCGGAAGGAGAATCCGAGTCGAGGCCAGGTGCTCGATCGGGTTCACCTGGTCGGAGGCAAGCGCGAACGCAAAGCCGTCCGAGTCGTCCACGCCGTCCGCGAAGTTGAAATACTCGCCGGATCGCGATCCCCAGACTTCGTTCGGATAGCCGGGTGATCCGCCCGCCACGAGGCGCTGCTCGTAGAGCGTCACCGCCCGCGGATACCCGTCGATCGAGTTCCACTGCACCTGGCGCAGTGCCCACGAACCCGAAGGGGCCGCCGTGGTCGCCGCGAGCACCGTGCGGATAGTCCCGGAAACAATCGTCGTGCTGGTGTAGCCCGTGATCTCGACCAAGCCACCATTGATCTCGACGTAACTCCCGACGTGAACATTGGCCGCCAAGTTCTTCCATCCAGCCGCGCCCAGCGTCAGGGTGACGGATGCGCCCTCGGGGTCTTTCGCACTCGGCGTGCAGGTGGTCTTCGGGCTCTCGGTGATCTTCCACGAGCCGGAGGCGATCGGCCCGGTCGATGCGAACGCATCTGCAGCAGCGATATTGACCGTCACCACCGTGGACGACGTGTAACCGGTGATCTGCCCGCGGCCGGCGCCGGATTCGAGGTAGCGGCCCACGTCCGAAGCCTCGAAGGAAGCTGCGCCAGCGGTCGCAGTCACCGCGGCCCCTGAGGTAGCCGACAGCGACAGCGTCGTCGTCGGACGCTCGCCGATCTCGTCGTTCGGCGGCACTTCCCACGTCACCGTCGAGAGTTTCCAATTGGTGTTTCCGTAGCGCACGAGCTTTCGCATTGGGTAGCTCGTGTGCGACAAAAACATCGTGTCCGCGCCCTGGACGTAGTGCAGATCGTCAAGCTCGGTGTCGTCCCACGGTGAAGCGATCTCGTAGATTTCGGCGACCGTGCCGCCGGAGGCGTACGTCGTGTACCCGGCGCTATTCACGCCCGAAAGTTCGAACGTGTTCGCCCCGGTGTTCACGTTCGCGACGGTGAACTCGCGGTTGTTGACCTCCGTCATCCCGAGCACGTTCTGGATGATCACGCGGTCGCCGTTCGCGAAGGTGTCCGCCCCGGAGTAGGTGACTACCGCAGGGTTCGCTTTCGTGATGTTCGTAATCGCCTGCGCGGTGAGCGTGACGATCCCGGTGCCCGTGTTGAACCGGATGTAGGTCTCGCCGAACTCGAGCATGAACGCCTGGTCGCGGCTGAAGATGAAGGGCACCAGACGAGTCTGCTTCGTGGCGTTCTTCGCGCGCGCGGAGAATTTCAACCCGAAGCGGCGCTTCGCCCCCCCGTGCACGAGCGGGTAGGCGTTCAGCAACGTCCTCGCCCCGTTCGCGTAGCGCGCGACATCCACGCGACCGAGCAGCCGAGGGGAAAGCTCCCCGGCCGTGAAGTTCGTTTTGATCACGCTCACGCGCGGCATGGTCTAGCCTCGCCGGGCATTGAGCAGTGGAAAGTCTCCCAGCGTGTCCGGCGGGTTTTCCATGCCGTCCACCGAACGCGCCTCGCGCAATTTCAGCTTCCAGAGGTTCGCCATCGCATCGAACATCGACGCGGACTTCGTGATCGGATACGCGCAAGTCATCGCGATGTAGGCTTCCGCGGCCTGCACGAGCAGCGCGTCCCAACTCGGGATGTCGGCGTTGCGGTAGACGTAGCGCAGCTTCAAGGCCGATTCGTCGAAGAGGATCTTGCGGCCCTCGATCGCATACTCCGGGTTCTCGCCTTCCTCGCCGATCGTGAGCACGCGCAGACAGTCCCCCGGCAGCGAGAACTGATACGCCCACTCGAAAGCAGGGGCCGCTGCGTCCGGGGCGAGCTGCACGCGCTTGACCGCGCAATTCCACGGGTGCGCCCGCAGCACCGCGTCGAGCGTGTTCGGCCAGAGGTTCGCTACCAGAGTAGCGCGGTCTGATGAATCGCTGAACGAGTTGATGGTCTGCGCCCCCAGAAGGAGGAGCGCATTACTGCAGATTTGCACTTCACTGGTTGCCATTGCGGCTCGTCGATTCGAGCCGTCCGGGAAGCGTGTTCACGCTAGGAGGAGCGAGGCCGTCCGCCTCCCGGAGGCCCGAAGCCGATCAGCTACCGTCAACGTATGTAATACGCCCGGCGATCGTCCCCGCCGCATCGCCAGCCGTAGTCGCGGTGAGCGCGATGTCGTACCAGCGCTTTGAATCGGCCGTCAGTCCAATGCGCTCCCACAGCGGCTGCTCGATCTTGTCGATCTCGGTGGCCACCGCTTCGTAGGTGACATCGGTCATAACGGTAGCGCCCACCAACGACACGGCGGATGCAAACTCGTCGGCATCCACTACCGCGCCGCCGTTTTCCGCCGTCTGGTACACGCCGACCTCATAGGCTGCGGCCGTTCCAAGGGCGTCGGAGCCGATCTCGATTTTCTCGATTCTCCATCCAGACCACACGCGAAACAGGCGAAAGACGCTCGCGTTGTCGTCGGCCACAGCGACTTCGACCTTCGCAACCTGCGAGCGCAGGCGCCCGTGACTGACGTACGCCGGAGTCAGATCGACCGGAGCCGCGTCGGCGTTAGTGACAATCGTGGACTTCGTGTTGACTACAGCCATTGTGGTACTCCTTTCAAAGTGGGCCTCATACCCAGCCCGGAAAATGCGGGGCGGTTAAGCCCCGCGGTTCGTTACACCTTCACGTCAAGATCAGTTGCACGCGATCTCGACGACCTTCGCCTCTTCGACCCGGACTGCGCCGATCGACATGCGCGCATAAGGCTGCATCGCGTAGCTCTTGTCGGGGCGTTCCGTCAGCCGCGTCATGATCTCGGCGCCGATTCCGAGCGCGACGCCAGACTTCGCCCAAGCGACGATGAAGTCGCTCGTGGCGTCGTTGTAGACGCGCTCGAATGGAATCGGCTTGAAGCCCACGAGGCGACGGCCGGCGGGCAGCGTTCCGTCCGCAAGCGACATCACGGTGTTGTAGTCGAGGTTCGTGATCGTCGTGTCGTTGAGCAGATCCTCCAACTGACCGGAAGCGATGACGAGCGACAGTTCTTCGCCGTTCTCCTCATCCGCTTCGTTCGAACGGAAGAGCTTCCGCGCGGTGACGAGCTTCGCCTTGGTGAGCGCAGCCGAGCCATGCGCGATCTTCTGCCCGGAAGGCAAGGCCGTCGTGCCCGAGGATGTGCGAGCCGCACCGCGCATCGCGGCGTAGATCACATCGTCTTTCGAGCGGTTCATCGCCGCGACCCCGGCCTTCAGGTAGTCGCTCGAGGGCTCGGCGAGCATCTTCTTCTTGTCGAGTTCGTCGACCAGATCGGCCCACTCGTAGTCGTCCAGGTCGATCCACCGCGTGGAGTGCGGCGTCTCGATCAGGGGCGTGTCGCCGTGGCGCGTGGTCTTCTTCTGCGCCGAGGTCGAGCCGATGCGATTGATCTTCTTCGAATCGCCGACAATGCCCGGCTCGATCCGGACACGCGACTGGAGGCGCGATTCTTGCTGCTGCGCAAGATGGTAAAAGTTCGCGCTGAACTGCTGCACGAATGCTTCGGTGACTTGGAAACTCATGGCGGCTATCTCCGCAAAAAAGTTGAACATCAACCATTTGCGGGTTGTGCCGCCATTTAGCCGAGGACCTGACGATCCCCAGGGGCCGGCGGGCCCGTCTTACCGTGCGACGTGCTGTTTTACGCCCTGCGCTTCGCCTTCGGGCGGGGGACCGGTCTCCCGGTTGTGCCCCAGTGCTAGTGCCTCTGGCGCGCGGCCCCTACTACGGGTTGTGCGCGCGCCTTGGGCGGGATTCTACGCCGCTTTTCGCTTTTGTGAAGCGGCCCGTGCTTCGTGGTGCCGCTGCACCTTCGCCACGGTCGCCTTGTGGCGTGGATCTTCCTTGTTCCAATAGGGCGAGTCTTCCTTGCCCGGTGCCCCGCGCATGAGCTGGTCGAGCGACTCCGAATCGAGGATCGCATCGGGGTGCACGCCGGGATCTTCCTGCAGCTCGGCGCCGACTTTGGCGAGGATGCGGACCACCGCCGGGATGTTGCCGATCCGGTCGATTAGGTCCATGTCGTTCTGGTCCGCATAGGCCGAGAACGCCTGGTAGGCGAGCTTCACATGCCGCTGCAGCTCAGGCTCGGACTTGTAGTAGCCGAGCAGCTCGATCTTCGCCTTCTCGGTCGAGAACGCCTGCGTTTGGTTCGCGAGCGAAGCCATGTGCTCGAAATACAGGTTCATCGCCCCTTCGTACTGCTTCTGGGTGAAACCGAGTTCGAGCGCCTTCGTGCGGAATGCCTTGTTGAGGCCCGGATCAAGGTCGATGCCGGCTTCCTTCATCTCCTTCGGAACCTCGAACTTGTAGGCGTCCGCCGTCTCAGGCGGCAGACCCACGTCGCGCATGCGCTGCTCAAGCGCCTGAGTAGACTTCGCCCAGGCGTCCACGTTGATCTCGCCTTTTTCCGCGTTCCAGTACTTCGCCGGGATGTTCTTGGGCCGGCGCGTATCCTTCTCGGCCGCCTGCAGCGCGCGCGCATCGGGCGAAAGGTTGTCGGTCCCTTGGCTGCCCTTCGTCGTGTCGTCACCACCACCGCCAGCCGCGGTGTCCTGGCCGCCGCCTTTGCCGATGTCTTCGAGCAGCGTCTTGCCAGCGCCGCCCTTGTCAGCGCCCGCGACCGTATCTTGGTCTTTGCCGCCGGCTGTGGTGTCCGCTCCACCGCCTACCGCCGCTGTGTCGCCAGCCTCGACCTGATACCCGGTACCCAAGAGCTTCTCAATTCTCATCGCCGCCTCCTATTTGCTGGCCGATCCGGGCCAGGATGAACTCGATGACTTCCTTTTGCGCCGCCCTGCGTTCGGTCTCGCGTTGGCCCTCGACCCCGCCGGGCTTGTAGACGTGCCGGTCGTGAAAGCGCGCCGCCAGGTCTTCGAGCACGGCCTGCCCCGGTTTGAAGCCCTCGAAGGTGGCCACGTAGTCCTCTGGCGTCGCGAGCGGCTTCGCTTTCTCAGGCATGCGCGGCCACCATCACCTTTGGGACATACGGGTCGCCTTGGGCCTCGCGCACCACGATGTAGAGACACTTAACCAGCTCGTCCAGCCGGCAGAACCAGTTATCCCAGCGGTTTCCTGCTATTGAGCAATGCATGTAATGCGTTGTGAGCAGCCGCCCGGTCACGTCGCATACCTGGGTAGCCTCGACAGGCGCTTCGCCCAGGGCGCCATCGTAGAGCGACACGTCGCCCACGAAGAACTTGTCCGGTTCGAGCGCCTTGCGGTTCCTGATCGCCGGCCGGAACTTGGGGGTGAGCAGTTTGCCGGTGAGCTTGAGCATCACCATCTCGACGGCCTGCACCACGTCGAGCACGTCGTCGTAGACCACGTAGAAGATTTTCCCGTTCGCCTGGATCTCGCCGCGGCCGTGTGCCAGTCGCATCGATTCGATGATGCGGCGGTGCGCAATCTCCAGCGACGTGAGCGGCTCCATCAGTGCACTCTTGGCCTGACCGCTGCCCGCGCCTTTGTCGCTCGCTTCTTGAAGATCCGCAAAGCAATGAGTGCGTGCCGCTCGTCGCGCTTGGCGATCTGACGAATGCGCCGAAGTTGCCGCCACTCGTGCGGCTCAAGGCGAATCGGGCTCTGGTCGTGGGAGAACGCTTTCGAGATGTCGGTGAGTTCGATGACGATTGCAGGGGGAGGCGGTGCCCCTGCCCCCGAGCCCTGCCACCAGCTGAAAAGCGCCGTGCTCATGCCGGGTCCATCGAGGCAATCGCGTCGCGCGAGACGGTCGTCACCGCGCCAGTCCAGGCTGGCGTCACGTCGTCTTCGGCGTAGACCGTGATCGTGTACGGCGAGGCTGCGCCCGTAATCTCGACCTTGTTGCGGCTGTAGCGCAGGGCGTCTTTCACGGTGCGTCCGCCATCGGCAGTTCCGGCGATCGAGCGCCCGAGGAGTTTGTCAGCGACGGCAGCGTGCTCAGCAACCGTGAGCGCGTAACCCGTCTTACTGCCAGCGGCCACCACTACGCCAGAAGTCCCGGTGTCGTCGAGAATCGCAGCAATGCTAGCGTTGTCGGGGGCGGTGTAGGCTGCGCTCGACAGGCGCGTCGAAACGGCCACATCAAGGTTCCCAAGATCGCCAACGACCGCCACATCGCCGCCGAACGTACCGCCAGTGACGTGCCCGGCGACAGCTTCATCCCATACCGCGTCGGCTATTTCCGCTGCGGCATCGGCTGCCAGCGCGTCGGCGTCGATCGCGCCGGTCGCAATTGCGGCAGCGTCAATGGCCCCGGCAGCAAACGTGGCTGCATCAATTGCTCCGTCCGCAATGGCAGCGGCATTGATTGCCCCGGCCCCGAACGTCCCGGCAACAATCAGCCCTGCAGTGATCTCGTTCGTATGCACCTGAAGCGCGTCCGACCCTGAGACCAGCGCGTCGTAGACGTTCGCTGGCAGCACCGTGAAGTGCATCCAGACTGGAAGGTGGGTCGCTGCGTCGTGAACCTTGACCGTCAGATCGCCGAGCGTGTTCGTGTGGGTCGTCGTCAGCGCGATCGGATACCAGCCGTCTGAATCAAGCGTCCCGAGTACAGGCCCGGCGCCGAACGCAGCGCCCGCCTTGCTGATTTCCGTTCCGGCCCCTGCGAGTCCCGCTTCCTCGGTCACGCCATCGGTCTTGTCGAGGAACGGCCCGAGCAGCACCGTAACTGCCGTCGATTGCTTCAGGACTCTCATGTCCTACGCCTCGCGTAAGTGGGCATCAATACGGGAACACTTGTCGCGGGCGTGTAAATGATGATGATGACTCCGGCTCCGCCGCCTCCGCCCACGTTGCCGCCACCACCGCCACCACCGCCGACCGCCCCTGCGCCGCCAGTGTCGCCAGCGTCAGTATCGCCACCACCACCGCCACCGCCAGGGCCGCCAACGGCGCCGCCCACCGTAGCGGTGTATTGGTCCCAGCTCGCGCCTGCGCCACCGTTAGCGCCTGTTGCAGCCGCACCAGCACCGCCGCCACCGGTGCCGGCGACGCCGGCGGCCCCAGCCGTAGCACCGCCACCTGTTCCGTTGTTACCTGCGCCGCCTGGGCCGAAGGTCGTCGTGCCAGCGCCGCCGTTGGTGGACGAGCCGCCTGCCGCGCCGCCGCCCCCGCCCTGCGCGTCAGCACCCGCCGCGGTGTGGTCGCCGTCGCCGCCTGTTCTACTGACGAGCGCAGTTCCATCAGAGGCATACGACGAAGCACTCCCACCGCCCGCGTTGGTCAGGATCGTGGTGTCGCCGGTGCCGCCGTTGCCGCCGACTTGCTGCGTGCCCGAGCCGCCCGTGGCGATGCCGCCCGCGCCCCCGGTAACGCTGGTTGCGCCAGAGCCGCCTTTCGCGCCAGCCGAGGCCGCGCCGACGCTTGCACCGTTGAAGTAAGTGTCCCCGCCGTTGCCGCCTACCGCACCGGCTGCGCCGACTGCGAATGTGATGTTCCCGGAGAGCGTGATGTTCGCTGCGGTAGCAGAACCACCGCCACCACCACCACCAGCTCCGGCCGCAGCGCCGCCCGATCTGCCGCCCCCACCGCCGCCGATGCAGATCACGCGATTGTTCGCGTTATTCCAGTCAGCCGGGGTCGGCCAGGGCGAACTGTCGGCTACCTTGAGGATGACAATCGTCATGCCGGCAGAGCAGCAGCGACACCTGCTGGCGCACCAGCGGCCTGAGCAGCCATGCTGGCGATCTGCATCGCCTGCGCCTGCTGGCCGCGCTTCTCGCGAAGCGTCTCGATGTCGTCTTTGTCCGGGATCAGCTTCGCGGGGACTCCGAGCAGCTCCGCGCGCATCCGTGCAGCTTCGTCCCAATCGTAGTTATCGAGCACCGACTCACCGAGGATCGCGGCTTCCTGCGCAAGCGAAGCCTCAAACCGATCCATCGCCGCAACATCGACCGCCTTCTGCGCCCGCGCAATCGGCGAGACGTACCGGACGGACAGCACCCGCGTCATGAGCGAGCGCGGCGGCGGCGAGAACACGCCTGCACGGTAGGCAATCCCGAAGCAGCGCGTCACGAGCCACTGCAGGAATTCCGACTGCATGCGGCCATACACGGGCCCGAGGAGCTGTCGGATCATCTCGACGCGCACCACGATCTCGGTTGCAGTGGGCGGCTCTCCGGCTTTCTTCTGCGGCTCGAGCTGGTCGGCCATCAGCACCTTGCGGATCGAGCGCTGCAGCCGGTCGATCTCAAGAAGCGCCGCCTTGAAGTCCCCGCCTGGCGTGAGCGGCCAGAAGTTTTCCTTCTCGGCCATCACGATCACCTTGCGCGGGCCGATCTT